GTTGCCAGTAGTTTAATAAAGACAAGAACATTTGCTCCCCTCTTTTTAAATCTTCTTCTGACCATTCCACTATCTTGCAAAGCCCTTGTTCGATGACTGATACAAAGACGTTTGCACATCTAGCTTTAGGTAATCCAAGTCCTAGCCTGTAGGCTGACAACTGGAGTAACTGCTCGTCATACGCCTCCACTTTTGATGGATCGACAAACTCTTTTGTTTTGAAGTCAATTACAATTCCGTCATCATCTTTGGTGTGGAGATCGACCTTTCCTCCAAATCCTGCCTCATGGCAGAAAGACTTCTCTGTAGACCACTCAGGAGACCCAAAATGCGCCCTGACAACCTTGTCTACCCCTGCCTGATAGTCCATAAACTCTGCAAGCATGATCCCTTCGTAGAAGCTTTCTAAGGCTCCATGAATGGTGGTTCCACGCTCTGAGGCCATCTTTGCCTGTTCCTTGGAGTCCTTTACAATTCTCTCGATAAAGTCTTTTTCAGTCTCATCACGACCTCTCGTAATGGTCATGCAAGCCAACATCATCTGATTGAGCTTCCAAGCCTCCAGTGCAGGGCGTGAGGCTACAGCCAAGACTGTAGTCACTGAGGGCACTAAGTTAAGTTTTCTAGCATCTCTTAGGGTGGTAGCCCTAGGCGAGCCATTCTTTGCTATTACGGTATAGGCAGGCTTTCCCTCCCTGTCATACCAATGTTGTGATTCTGATGCTCTAACTATCATGTTGTTCCTTAAAAAGTGATCCGTATTCTCTAACGTAGGCATCTTTTTTAGCTGTTTTGCAAAGTTTAAAAGACCATAATCCAGCTTTTTCTGGATAACAAAGGTCAAAAAGTCTTGCCAAATAAGGAGAAGAATGGTCACTAATTTTCCATTCCGTTCCATTTTCGCTAATAGCTGAATGATGTCTCAATACATGAAGTATTGTTCTTGCTGAGTAGTGTTTGAAACCCTTATTGTGAATTTTGATTGCTTCGTTACAAAAAGCGTTCCAAACGTGTTCATTTTTTTGAATCCACTCTACAAACTCATCTGAAAACAAATGTCTGTTTTCTTTGATAATGTGAAGTAAATGATCCATGATTAAAAAGGCAAGTCATCGTCTATGTCTGCCAAAGGAGAAGATTTAACAACTCCTTTTCCTGCATACATTGCCCACTCAGGGCTACCCATAATCTTGTCCTTTAGACCCTTGCTAAAAGTCTCAAATAGCACCATATCAGGATCTGCTAGTGTAAAGATCTGATTGGCGTTCACAGGCTTAGGAAGCCCTGCCTGTTTGATCATAGATGGCACAGGAGAGATGGTAGATACATTGGCATACGTCTTACCATTGACCTCTCTATGGATCACATTGAGCATACCGTATTGATTGAGGATGGACTTGAGGTCAAAGCGTTTAGCTTCGGAGTCTGTCCAAGGTTTGTTCCTCCAAGACTGTAAGTCTTTCCTGAGGGTAGCATTCTCTGCCCAAGATAGGGTGTAGTTCTTAAAGATAGCCATGGGTTTGCCATCATCAGTGATCAAGGGAAGTCCCTCGTCATCTTCTCCAAAGAGTTCCCAACCAACCATAATCTTGCGTTGGACTTTGATCTCTCCCATGTACTCAGACTTCTGTGAACCAAGGTCAATAATTCTGTAACAACGAGCCAAATGTGACCCTGCAGGTACGTTTTTAAAGGTACGTTCTTGATTGCTTTCTACATAAAAATTCATGATATATCTTTCTGAAGTTGTGTTAAAAATTTGATTACTTGTTCAAGTTCTTTTGGTGGTAAGTTTTTGGCTCTTGCTTCTATCTCCCATAAGTCTGCTTCGATGTCGTCTTGCTCGTTAAAAATCTCTTTAAAATCTTCGTAAAAAGTTCTATTACTCATACTTCCAATCCCTCAAAACTTGTTCTGATCTTTTTGTTGCTTCTATTAAAGATACATTAGGCGTAAAAATTTCATCGTATTGTTTTTGAAAAATATGAATTAAATCTTGCAAAACATCTGCTTTAACAATTAAATTGTCCTCTAAAAACTCTTCTGTAAACTTCACTTTGGTAATGTCTGAATTACCGTTCCAAGAAACTGATAGTATTTTCATAGGGGTCTCCAAATTAAAAAATCACAAGTTAAAACAATGACTGCCAAAAGAAAGACAATCCTAGACACTTTTTCTACAAGTTGGTGTTCGTTCATGTTCTCACCCATGTCATTAGGAAAGTAACAAAAACCATGACAGCAATAGAATACAGAGCAAAACAACCAGTCCTTCTTGGTGACCAGTCGTGTTCTATGCCCAGTAAAATTGCTTGGATACGCTCTTCATCTCTATTGAGAGGACGAGGTTTTAGTTGATAGTAAGACCCAATCTTGAGTCCTGATTTAGTTGTGTAACAAGGTACTTTTTCCATGTGTGCTCCAATAACCTGCTTATGCAGTAAACGAATCTTAGCACAGTCTTAATTTAAAGTTAAGTAATACTTGATTCAATTACATGGGTATTGTTAACAATAAGTTTATGGTATGATTTGCTTGTTGGTAAATCGGTTTAGCTCCGAAGGTCTCGAAAGAGGTGTGCCTAACCCTGCTTTATGGGAGCCAACGTCAACACGCATGGGGATTGGGCAAATCAGGGCGAACCGTTAATCGTACTTGTGATGCTATCTTGACGGATCAGTCCCCATCCGTGTTGGCGAAGCGGTTTAGCTCCGTGGGAGAAGATATTAAAGAGTGTTGTTCCCCCTACCCTGCTCTATGGGAGCGCCAACAATTATTAAGGATAAAAGAATGAATTTAAAAGAATATTTCAAAGAAGAACCTAAAGGAGCTATCAGTGAAATGGCAAAGTATTTGGGCATCACTGCAACTTGGTTGAGTTTAATTATTCATGGGCGTAAGCAACCAAGCCCTAAGCTTGCAAAAAAGATTGAAGAGGCAACCATAGGGTTAGTCACTAAAAAAGATTTGAGACCAGACATTTTTTTAATGTAAGATATTGAAAACTTGGCTAGGGTAGCTCCCGAAAAGACGATTCGTTACCGTCCTGCCACAGTTTCTTTCAGTAACGGTAACCAAATAACGTAAGGTTTTATGCACTACTACAAACGAAATATTGGCGATTATGCCAAAAAAGCAGGTCGTCTCACCATGCTCCAACACGGAGCGTACACGCTTCTTATTGATTCGTGTTACGACAGAGAAATTTTTCCCACACTTGAACAAGCTTTGGAATGGACTTGGGCATCTACCCAACAGGAAGTAGAGGCAGTTGAGTTTGTTTTAAAGAAGTTTTTTACCTTTCAAGATGGAAGATATGTCCAGAATAGGATTGTTGAAGAGCTACAAAATTACCATTCCAATGCAGAGACAAACAAACGAATTGCTATGGAAAGGGAGGCGAAGCGTAAAGAAAAGAACACGATTGGTACACGAAGCGTGGACGAACCTCCACCTAACCATAAACCACTAACCACTAACCATAAACCAATAACCAATAACCAAGAACCATTTAATAAAGAAGCTAAAGCTTCTTTGTCCGAACCAAAGGTTCTGACTTGTCCACAACAAGAAATTTTGAATTTGTGGAAAAAGAATTTACCTCATCTTACCCAACCAAGGTCTTGGGTAGGCAATAGGCAGTCCATGCTCAGACAAAGGTGGATTCAAGCCAGTAAACCTTCCAACTACTCACCTGATGGCTACCAAACCATGGAAGATGGGCTGAAGTGGTGGGACTCGTTCTTTGCTTACATAGCAAAAGATACGCAACTTGCGTTGGGTTTCGAGACCAAAGATCGCACTTGGAAACCTGACCTCGAATGGGTAGTGAACGCAACAAACTTTCAAAAAATCATAGATGGGAAATACAACAAATGACTTTTGCCAAACCAATAATCGACAAAGCTCCTGAGGAATTTAACGCTGAGATGCGACTGATGTGCTATGCACATGGATGCCCAAACAAATGGAGTGTTCAAGTCGGTGGTTCAAAACCTATGTGTTCTGCCCACCAATGGAGTGACCCTGAAGAGTGGGGTGCTATCACTGGCAGATTCAATGCTCAAAGGATTTCTGCCCCTCAACCTAAGTCAATCGCCAACTACTACGATGCCCCTAAAGATCCACTAGAGGGGTATGAGTTTTGAATTACTACGAAGCACAAGAACTTTTGGAGGCTGTGAAACATGGACGACCAACAAGCATCGCAGAAATCAACTTGGCACTTTACCTCACTGGAGACTTGTGTACACCACTATGCAACGATGGCTTTGACGAAAGGATGGATCGACTACGCCAGAGTCAGAGTCAAGGAACTGGAGAAACACGAGACAGGTCTGTGGAAGGGTCTGGGCAAGATAGTCGCCCAGAGAATGAAGGAAATCCAAAATGCTGATTGTGGGAATTGACCCCGGACTCTCTGGCGCATGGGGCATGATCGACCTCCATGGAAAGTACTGGTCTTGTGGAGATATGCACCACGATGAGAATGGAGTTCTAGATACCGAAAAGATTTGGGGTGAGATGGCTCAAGCTAGGGATGGTCAAGACATTGTCGTGGTCTTAGAAAAAGTCCACTCTATGCCAAAACAAGGAGTCAGTTCTACCTTTAAGTTTGGAATGGCATTTGGAGGTGCCTGTAGCCTCGCCAGACGCTTTAAAACAGAGGTGTTGATGGTCACCCCACAAGTTTGGAAAAAATCGTTTAAATTGAGTTCTAGCAAAGATGAAAGTTTAGAAATGGCTAGAAACTTGTTTCCTAACGCACCTTTAACCCTTAAAAAGCACAATGGACGTGCAGAGGCTTTATTAATATCAGAATTTTTTAGGAGAAAAAATGATAAGTAAATACACAATTGGAAGCAAAATCCACCAAGCTTTATGCAAACTGGAAAATCTTGGGATGGATCCTTTAACACTCAGGAAGTCCATAGACTTCAAAGAATCAACAAATATTTTTGATTTACACATTATTCAACCATTAGTTAACGACCGAATGATCTCAAGGGTTGACACAATTTATAAAATAACTCCTGTTGGCATTTCTCGTTTAGACAACATGGGTAGATTTGTTAAGAAAAAACTTCAGAGAAAAGAAAAAGTTGTATGGACAACGTACACACACAAAGAAGTTGAAGCTGTTAGACCCCATGCAGATGACCACTTTAAATGGGCAAGCAGACGAGGTAATCAACTTTTTTACAGAGATGGGAGAGTAGCAAATGTCTAGAACTATCGATCCACACGATTCAATAGATTTTATTTATAAGAATGGTGCTGTCTTTGGAATTGCTAAGTCAGAGAGAGTTTATGCTGATGAGCTTAGGAAGACAATCAAGGCAGAGCTTATGGTAGAGGCTCTAGAAAAGGGCATGGAGGCTGTCAACGCACAAGAGAGGTATGCATATAGCCACCCACGCTACAAAGCTCACCTAGGAGCCATTAAAGAGGCTTATCAGGAAGAGGAAACGCTGAGGTGGCAATTAATCGCCGCACAAGAGCGTGTAGGGGTCTGGCGTAGTCAAGAGGCCAGTAACAGGGCTGTAGACAAGGCTACGGTATGAATAACAATCTATCTGCTAAGGAGAGGGCTTATATCGGTTTGGTTAAGGAACTTCCTTGTTCAGTCTGTGATGCCCCTCCACCAAGCTCTGCTCACCATGTAAAGCAGTCGTGCCAGTACACAGTCGTGGCTCTCTGTTATGACTGCCATCAAGGGCCAACTATGGGGTGGCATGGGCAAAAGAGAATGTGGGCTATCAAGAAGATGGAGATGATGGATGCCTTGGATGTCACTGTGAAAAGGGTAATAACCCTATTACAAGGTGGGGAATTAAAATAGGTGTTTGACAAGCATTAACTTTGTGTTAATATTCGTTTACTGGATGTCCAGTTTTATTTGAAAAACAAAGGAAAAAATCATGAATGCAAACGACCTCACAATCTCTTCAGTAGACACACTTGGCGAATTACTCGCTCGTATTGCTGAGTTAACAAAGCAAGCAGATGCCATCAAAGACAGCATCAAAGACAAGGCATCTTTGGGTGGTGCCAAAGTAGTAGAGGGTGCTTTGTTCAAAGCCACATACATTGAGTCCAATCGCAAGACCACAGACTGGAAAGCAATTGCAGAAATTTACAACATTCCTGACGAAGTGATCATTGACAACACCAAGGTCACAGCAGTGTTCTCAGTCAAAGTAACTTCACGTTAAAGGAAATATCATGACAAGAGCAATCATCAAATCAGCAATGGCAATCAGTGAGTTGGCTAACTCATTGGACAACATCTCTACTGATGACAAAAAGCAAATTGAAGACTACACCGATGCAGAAATATTGCACGAGGCCAAATATGTTTTAGGATTATTTACTGATCCTAACGAGTCACACTGGAATGCAGAAGACTTGCGTGGAGAAAATGGCGAATCTCAGCAAAAGTGGGCTAAGGCTGAAGTACGCAAACTCCAAGCATTCATCAAGAAATATAGTTAAATCAATTGCCCCTTCGGGGGCTACAAAGGAGCAATTATGAAAGACTTAAACACAATAATCCACAATGAAGATGGTGTACGAGTATCTGTTGATGAGTTTGGTGAAAACGTATGGCTTGGTCTTCAAGCTCGTAATGCCACTTTCAGCACTCAATTTACTCGTGACGAGGCAGAGCAGTTGTTGGTGGCTTTGCAAAAAGTTTTGGCTAAAGAGGTGACAGCATGAACGACATGAACAACCTGTTTAACGAAGTTGAGGCCGAATTGCTCAAGCAGTTCAAGGCCATCACACCAGAGCAGTTGGCGGAGGACGAGCGCCGTCGGCAAGTTAAGCGTGAGTACGAGGCACTGCACACCCCCATCGAGACCGACGAAGACCGAGCCAACACCGACGAGTATCCAGAGGAGTTTGATGATGAATAAACAGGAGATTGACGAGATGATGTTTACTCGTGACGAGGCAAAACAATTGTTGTTGGCCTTGCAAAAAGTTTTGATTAAAGAAAATGATTAACAGCTTTTACAACATCATTTCATGGGTGCTCATCCTGGCAGGGGTCATGGGCGTTTTTACAATGTCAGCCATAATTTTTTGGTTAATGTACGAGGAGATGAACAAATGAAAACAACAGACAAAGAATTTGAAATGCTTGACAGACAACTTTCAGGGTGGCGTAAAAGACACATTAATAATAGATTAGAGAAAGATGTGTATGATGTTGACAAGCTGTTCATCGAATCAGGGTGGTACAGCGATGGTCAAATAAACAACTTATTAAAGAATCATAATGAAAGAAAAAATGATTCCAAATAGAGGATGTAAATCATGAAAATTGAACTAAAAAGACTTACAAACAATGATGATGGAAGCTGTAATGCAGACCTTTACATTGATCAAGAAGGAACTAACTTTATTGTTCGTTATGGAATAATTTCTGCCCTGAAAGATGCAATTGCAATTGCTAAAGAGGAGTACACGCCTGTGGACGAGCCAAAAACAACAAAACAATCTATGAAAGAAGAGATTGAGTCTATGCGTGAGATTCTTTATTATTACGACATAGAACTTAGACAAAAGAACGAACTCATCACAAGGTTACAGAAAGAGCCACTTTCCGAGGAGAGAGTCCATGCCTTATACAGGCATGAGATGGACTGGAGGAAGTTTGCGAGAGCAATAGAGCTTGAGCATGGTATTGAGCCTATCAAAGAGTCTGAGAAAGAGTTAGCAATAACTTTTCTAGATGAAGATGGGTATTATGACTAAAGAAGAAATCATAGAGATGGCTAAACAATGCGGATTGATTGGTATGCGACCGCATCTTGATGGCATTTATTTTGAAGCACTTGAATCCTTTGCCAAACTGGTAGCAGAAAAAGAGCGTGAGGCGTGTGCAAAGGTGGCAGATGAATATGCTGAGGGGGCAGAGCGTAATTATTCTGAAATCATTGCGGACAAAATCAGAGCAAGGGGACAAGAATGACTAGAGACGAGGCACTGAAACTGGCGCTTGATGCGTTGGAACGAAGCGTAGCAACTTGTCTTGATCCGTATTCTCATGAGCAAGTAAGAAGCCGTCCCGAACATTTTATCAACCAAGCAATTACTGCACTGCGTCTTGCTATTGATGTGGAAAACATGGCATCTAAATCTACCTATAAAGAACAACTAGAAACACAACGCACATGGGTAGGACTAACACCCCAAGAAAGAGATGAAATACAAGAACAAGTGTATGGCGCAGTGCCACATCATGTAGCTTTTCATCACGCCATAGAAGCCAAACTAAAGGAGAAAAACACATGAACTATAAGAACAATCTAAATACACCAGATGAGTTGATTTTAACAATTACAGACATAGTTAACTTATTAAAAAATGGTAAATTAATAAGCCACAACTTAAACATATATTTTAATCCTAAGAAAAAGTTTACTGGTCTTGATGCAGAAGACAAAATTGAAATGATGAAAAAATTTAAAACATCTAATGCAATTAAACTGATTGAAATAGTAGAACTTAGACTCAAGGATAAGAACACATGATACAATTAACAAAAGATTAAGGGATGGCAAATGAGCAAACCAATGAGCGACTTCCAAAGGCAGTTTTTAGCTAAAGGGACTGGTCAGCAGTTATTCACTGAGCACGAGTTTAACGAGAAATTAAGCCAGAAAATGGCAGAGATCATGGCAGTGGCTATCGACACATCAAAGACAGCAGTGATGATTGAGCGTGAGGCTTGTGCAGAGAGGGTTCAAAGCTTGGCAGACTTAGAAGATGAAGGTGAGGTATGCACAGCCCTCAAGAATGCTGTAGAGGCCATAAGAAATCGCATACCTTCTCAGAGACAGTAAATAACATTTGTGGTATAATTTGGAGAACTAAAGATGACAAAAACATCGACTATTGAATCAATTAAGACTCCTTTAATAAAAAAATCCAAAATAATGGTTCCAACTCAAAGAATAGTGGACGCAAAGACTACTAAGGCACCAGTACCAAAAACTCCAAAAGCAGAAGAGGTCAGCGATTTAGAGTGGATGAATTGGGTACAGTACGCCCAAGCAAGACTTCAGTTCCTCGAAAACAAACTCGCAGAAACAAGTACAAAGCTCGAAGAACTCAAAGAGACTAATAGATCATTACAAAAAAGATTGTTACAAGTCTAATAATCATTTAAACTACATATTGCATAAGACTTTAGATAGGGAATGCAACAATGACCCATATTATTGTTAGCATCCACTAATTTATCTGAAGTAGATTAACTTAGAGGTAATGTTATGACAGTAGGTCAGAAAACAGGTGGTAGACAAGTAGGAACGCCCAACAAGGCTACGCAAGAGGCTAGGCAAGCTATATCTACATTTGTCAATGGAAACGCTCATAGGCTCACTGAGTGGCTCGACAAGGTAGCTGATGGAGACCCAGAGTATGAGATCAAGCCCAATCCTGCCAAAGCCTTTGAACTCTTCCAGAGCGTAGTGGAGTATCACATTCCCAAATTGGCTCGCTTAGATCACACTGGTCAAGTGGATGGTCATATGACGATAGACGTTAAAGCCAAGGAAGTGGTGGCTGACTTGGTTAAGAACATCGAACTCAAGCGTCAGTTGAAAAATGCAGACTGACATTCTGGATGACATTCAAGAATACTTAGAGAACCCAGAACTTCAGGCAAACCTAAAGCATTTATCCCCAGAGGAGCTTACAGCCTTTAAATGGCACATGAGTTGGTTAGCCAACGCCCATGACCATCAGATTGTCCCTTCAGGGGATTGGTGGAACATTTGGCTCCTACTGGCAGGTAGGGGTGCAGGAAAGACCAGAACAGCCTCAGAGACCATAGGAAGGTGGGCATGGGAGCTTCCTAACTCTAGATGGCTGTGTGCAGGCCCCACGAGTTCTGATGTTCGGGGAACTATGCTAGAAGGCGATTCTGGACTGCTCAATGTTATTCCTCCTGAGCTTATAAGAGACTACAACAAGAGCTTTCACGAGCTTACCCTGATCAATGGTAGCCTGATTAAGGGAATCCCTGCTTCAGAGCCTGAGCGTTTCAGGGGTGGACAGTGGCATGGGGCTTGGTGCGATGAACTAGCCGCATGGGACTACATCCAAGAGGCGTGGGATCAAATCCAGTTCTCAGTTCGCCTAGGCTCGAAGACAAGGATAATCTGCACCACTACGCCTAGGCCAAAGGACTTGATTGTTGATCTTGTAGGTAGGGATGGGGATGATGTGGTGGTGACCACAGCCTCGACCTACACTAACCTAGCTAACTTAGCCCCCTCATTCAGGAAGCAGATTCTCCAGTATGAGGGTACAAAACTCGGTAAACAGGAAATATATGCAGAAATTCTAGACCCGGAAGACACTGGCATCATCAAAAGAAGTATGTTTAAGCTTTGGCCTAATGGTAAGGCTTTCCCTAAGTTTGAGTACATTGTGCAGAGTTACGACTGTGCGACCTCAGAGAAGACTCAGAACGATGCCACTGCCTGCATAACTCTTGGAGTCTTTAAACCCACTGATGGCCCAATGAGTGCCATGGTGATCGACTGTTGGCAAGATAGGCTCCAATACCCTGATCTACGTCCCAAGGTCAAAGAGGAGTTCGAGGTGGTGTTTGGCGAGGGAAAGGACAAGAAGAGGGTGGACTTGATACTGGTGGAGGACAAGTCAGCAGGCATCCAGTTGATTCAGGACTTACAACGAGCGCATCTGCCTGTTCGGGCTTATAACCCCGGACGAATCGACAAAGTCCAAAGACTCAATGTGGTCAGTCCAGTTATTGTTCATGGTCGAGTCTGGATACCTGAGAGTGGTAAGAACAAGGGCTTTGTAAAGGACTGGGCAGAAGGCATGGTCAGCCAAGTCTGTGCCTTTCCTGAGTCTGCTCACGATGACTATGTAGATGCCATGACCCAAGCCTTGAGGTTCCTGAGGGACACTGGATGGTTGGATGTCGATGGGCCAAGACCAGATGACTACGATGAAGACGATTATGTGGACTCAGGAATGGCTAAGTCCAAAGGCAACCCCTATGCACAGTAGCTAGCAAAACCCAAACCCTAGTCATAATAGGTGTATTCCCACCCTACGAGGTCAGAATGGCTGATGCACTACTAAGCGGTGTCTTGCCCGCTATTTATTCCTTTGGCGATAGGGCTAAACGCCAACTCAAAGACCTTTTGTCCAATCCATCTGGAGTGGTGCAACAAGCTTCTGGTCAACTCATTGACAATCAAAAGCAAATTGCAGACTTGCATAACCAAGCTTTTGGTGATTCACGCAATCCACTCAAAATCACAAATAGACAAGCATTCAATGAATTGGCTGACAAAGCGACCAATTCCATGATGGACATGAATGCAGGCGTAATCAAGCCTAAAGGTGGTAACTGGTTAACTAATAGTGTTGAGAAAGGCTTAGAGGACTTGAAGTCTCCTGCTTATTCTGGAACCTCTCCCCAACAAATGATTGAGTTTGCAGAATCAAGACTCAAAGATCCAGAAATAAATGAGCAAGGCAAAGAAATTTTAAGACAAGCAATACAACGCAATAAAAATGAATTGTCAATCAATAATTGGATTGACAAAAATCTTACTAACTATGTTAAGAAAGAAATGGGTACACCTGAAGACCCAGTTCGCAAATTGGCAGAGCAAGGTATCTTGCATTCCCCAATGGAACAAGGTAGATATAGAGTTCCTGAAAATGTTAAACAAGCTAGATTTAATGCAGGGTTTCCAATAGAAGGAATGGGTCAGTCTGATTTGGCTAAAGCATGGGAGCATTTATCTGATGCATCAATCAAACCTTATGAAGTTGGATTTTTAAAAAATGCACAAAATGATCCGAAAAGATTACCCAAGGTTGATCAAATATTTGAACAAAATCCTTGGCTTTCAAAATTGAACCCAGAAGAAGTTGTTTATGAAACTCAATATCCATTTGGTAGCCTTCGTTTTGATCACATCATGGATGTACTAAAAGAAGATGTAGCTAGTGGACGCTTACGCCCTGAAAGTCTTAAAAATGTCAGTATGGAGCAGGCTGTACGCAGAACCCATGAGTATGACCAAGAGTTAGCAAAAAAGATGGAGGATGCTAGAGCCAAAAAGCTTGAGGACATGACTGTACACAAAGAATATCCTGAGGGATACAAGTGGGTGCAGTTGGATAAGCCGGGTCAGTTCGCATCCGAGTCACAAGCCATGGGTCACTCTGTAAGGGGCTATGAGCCACCTAAAGGCCATCCTGACTGGGTTGAAGGTTCTGGTGAAGAAGGTAGCCTTAGCTATGGTCATGGTGGTTGGGAAGGCATAAAGAGTGGTAAGGCTAAGGTTTACTCATTGGTTGACCCTAAAGGTAATCCACATACTACAGTTGAAACAAGAACAAAGGGAGCTTTGACTGATGAAAATTTTGGGGTAAACGATACAAGAATCGTTGAAGGCTTAGGTGATTATGGTGAGAGGGGTTACAAAACCACCGATAATCAATTTTTTGAATCATATGCTGATGCTGTAAATCACGAAAAATCAATAAAAAAACCAACAGAAGCAGAGTTAAAACAACCATCAGAAATTACTCAAATCAAAGGCAAAGGAAATCGTGCTCCCAATGAGCAATACCTTCCTTTTGTCCAAGACTTTGTAAAGTCAGGCAACTGGAGTGATGTTGGGGATATACACAATACTGGATTGCACGATACAGCAATGACTGGTGCTCAAGACATAGGTAAAGCAAGCGGATTTAATCTTCCAAGATTTATGGCTAAAGAAGATTACGAAACCGTAATGCCTTTGATTCACAAATATAACAATTTAAAACAAATGCATGGTGAGAAAGCTCCCATGCCTGAGGAACTAAAGTCATATTTACCCAACCAAGAGCCACCAGTAGAAGGCATGAAAAAGGGTGGAGCAGTTAGCATATCTGATAACCCTGACACTATGTTTATGGAATTGACAGACAGGAAATTAGCTAAAGGTGGAGCAGTCCTTAGCTTAGAGACCAATCTGCCTGCTCTACCTAAGACTGACTACCACTCTATAGACAAGTTGATGGCACACATATCTAAAGAACACAAGATACCACCACAAAAGCTACACGATGACTTTGTTGCAAAGCACCATATGACACCAGATACATGGATTAAAAGGAAATAATTATGGCTACTGAAATGCCTATTGAACAAGACTACCAACGCTTTGTCGATGGAGTGTCTGAGCCTGCAGAAGATGGTAGCGTCACTGTTGACCTTCCTGAGGAAGAGATGGACATCGAGGAACTGCCTGATGGCTCTGCAATCATCACGACTGATGACTACCAAGGCCCTGAAGAGGACGAGGACTTTTACCAAAACTTGGCTGAGGAGTTTGATCCCTATGAGTTAAACCGTATTGCTATGCGTTATGTAGACCTCGTGGAGAATGACAAGCAGAGTCGTGAAGAGCGAGACAAGCAGTACGAAGAGGGGTTGAAGAGAACAGGGTTGGGTAAGGATGCGCCGGGCGGTGCCAACTTCCTCGGAGCTTCCAAGGTAGTCCATCCCATCATGGCTGAGGCTTGCGTAGACTTTGCCTCCAGAGCCATCAAGGAGATGTTCCCACCTGATGGCCCAACCAGAACAAAGATTATTGGTGATGTTGACAAGAAGAAAGTTGAAGTAGCAGAGCGTAAACGTGACTACATGAACTGGCAGTTAACAGAGCAAATCGAAGAGTTCAGGGACGAACAAGAGCAGTTACTGACCCAACTTCCTCTTGGTGGCTCACAGTACCTCAAAATGTGGTATGACGAAGGCAAAAAACGTCCCTGTACTGAGTTTGTGGCGATTGATAACATCTACTTACCCTATTCAGCAGGTAACTTCTATACAGCCCAAAGGGTGACTGAGGTCAATACCATTACCTCTTGGGAGTTCCAACGCAGGGTAGATTCAGGTCTATACAGAGACATTGACTTGATCAGGGCATCTGCTGAACCTGAAATGAGTTACGCTGAGAAAGCGAACACCAAGATCGAGGGTAAGAAGTTCCAAGACAATGACGATGGAGTTCGCAATGTCTTTCACATCTATACATGGCTAGAGTTTGATGAGGACAAGCGTACCAAGGGTGGTACAGCACCTTACATCCTCATGGTTGATGAGTTAGATATGAAGGTAGTAGGGCTGTATCGTAACTGGGAGGAGGGCGATGAAACGCTTACTAAGTTGGATTGGCTTATAGAGTTCAAGTTCATACCTTGGCGTGGTGCTTATGCGATTGGATTGCCTCATTTGATTGGGGGACTGTCTGCGGCTCTCACAGGATCGCTTCGTGCCCTTCTAGACTCTGCTCACATCAACAACTCAGCAACGATGCTGAAGATCAAGGGTGCGAGGATGTCTGGTCAAACCCAACAGGTTGAGGTCACTCAGGTGGCTGAGATCGAGGGGGCACCCGGCGTTGACGATGTACGCAAGATAGCCATGCCCATGCCTTTTAACCCCCCAAGCCAAGTGCTATTTAACCTTCTAGGTTGGCTTACGGATGCGGCCAAAGGGGTGGTGTCCACCTCAGAAGAGAAGATTGCAGAAGCAGGCAACAATATGCCTGTAGGAACAGCCCAAGCCCTTATCGAACAGGGTGCTCACGTCTACTCAGCCATCCATGCCCGATTGCACGAGTCACAAGCTCGTGTCTTGAAGGTATTGGGTAGGCTGAATAGATGGTATCTAGATGACCAAAGACGTGGCGAGATGGTCGTTGACTTAGACATCCATAGGGAGGACTTCAAGCGCAACACTGACGTAATACCAGTCTCTGATCCACATATTTTCTCTGAAACCCAGAGAATGGCTCAGACTCAGGCTGTGATGTCCATCATGGCTCAGTACCCACAAGCTTTTAACCAAAAGGCAGTGCTTGAGCGATTCTTGAAGCAGATGAAGATACCTCAGATCAATGAGTTAATGATTATGGAGCCTGTGGAGGACATGATTGATAGCTCACAAGAGAATGTCTTGATGATGACTGGTCAGCCTGCTAAAGCATATGACACCCAAGATCACCTTGCTCACATACAAAGTCACTTAGATTTCTATCAAAATCCAGTGTTTGGTGGTGCAAACCCATTGATCATGCCTTCTTTGATACAACCTATGGTCACTCATATACAACAACACTTTGGTATGTGGTACCAGTCTAGGATGAATGAGTATGTTGAGAAGGCCATGAGGGGCAAAATGATTGACTACGACAACCCTGAGATTACTCCCAAGGCTGACAAACTGTATGCATTGGCCTCTCAGCACGTCCAACAAGACTCTGAGCAGACATTTGCCCACGTTATGCCCATCTTCCAACAGATGATGCAACAAATTCAGCAATTGAAACAGCAAGCACAGCCCCCAATGGACGCTGATGCTCAGGCTTTGGTACAGACTTCTATGGCTGAGACACAGCGTAGAGCACAAAAAGACCAAGTTGACGCTCAAATGGCTCAAGCCAAGCTAGTCAATAGCCAACAATTGGAACAAGCCAAGCTAAAAGCTAATGCTGACAAGTTTATGGCTGAAAAACAGATGGATTTAGCTATAAATACTGAGGATAACCGCACCAAAGAGCGTATTGAATCTGCAAAATTGACCCATGAAGGGGGCAAATTGCAACACGAGCAGGTGAAAACTGCACTGGGACTTGAAAACCAAGCTCAGAACTTTATAGGAGGACAAAATGTCTAGTGATGCAGAGCAAAAAGGCGAATTAGTTCGTCAACACAAGCGTATGGCTATGGGCGAAA